GCTCAGCAACTGAATCAGAAAGGTTAACCGCTTTCAATGCTTTAGCGTCGCCCTCTGCGTCAAACGCATAGATAAGGTCTGTCTTTAACGCGAGTACCATTGTGTTAACTGGTGCGCCAGATGCAAGAACAATTTTAATACCTAGGAAAGTAGGTGCTAAAGGTGCAGTAACAAATGTTAAAGTGTTACCAGATGCAGCAGCAATTTGGTAGTTTACAAAAACGTCGCTAGAAACAAACAAACGAAGGTCGCCACGTAAAGCTTGTACAGCCGCTGGTGAACTTTGAAGTACCGTAGTCATGCGAGCAAGTACGTTTGAAGACGTGATAGCGTCAGTATACAAACCGATTACGTCATTGTCAGCACAAAGTTTTTTCATGTAACCATCACACAAAGACAAAACATCGTCTTCGCTTTCTGTGTCACCTTGCCAACGGATCAACTCTAGGTCGTTACCGATACGGTTAGCCATTTCGTTCCAATAGTAAGACATGAAAGAAGCTACGGTAAAGTCGCCGTTTGAACCTTGGGACATTTGCAAAGCCAAGAAAGATTGCTCGAGGTCAAATTGACAAATTTGGCTCATGGCTGAAAGCGCACATACGTCGATATCAATTGCATCAAGGCTATCACTAGGGGCAGAAAAGTTACAGTTAGACGGTGCAAGTAAGTTGCCGAAAGTAACGTTAGCCAATTTAGTAGCTGACTTAATGCCCGGCAATGTACGGTAGTTGTCCGCGATGTCTTCGGTTAAATAAGCTTTTGAGTAGAACTCGTCTGGGTTAGGACACAGTAACGCGTTTGTTTCTACGTCTAGGTCAAATTTTAAATTTCTCATTTTTTTTGGTTTTATTTTGTTTTTATTTAGTTACTTGTTTGATGCGCGGAACGCTTTAAATTTATCGAACGCTGACATTTTAACGTCTTTTTCTAGTTCGATTTCTTCTTCATCTCTAGCTACACCGATTTCCTCTACTTGATTTTTCAAGTCTGCGATCATGCCAATAATAGCGTTTACTTGTTCTTCGATGATAGGCATAACGACCGCTTTGATAGCTTCGGCGTCCGTAGCTGGGTCAACTGCCATAGCTACTTCTTCTTCTACCACTTCTTCTTCGGTTACGCTAGTGTCTTCCATGGCTACTTCTTCGGTTTCTTCTTCTGTTACCTCGGCCATTTCTTCTTCGACTACTACGTCTCTAATTTCGGTTACTTCTCCGTCTTTTACTACGTAGATTTTTCCGTCGATTGTGTGTTCTCCGTCTGGGAAATTCATATTATTTTGTTTTAAGTGTTTACTTAATTTCATTCCCAAAAAGCCCTCAATAGAAAAACCTATTTGTTCGTTTTTTACTAGCGTATTGTAATAGTCTACGTCGGTAACTTGGGCCGTAAGCATTAACGTTCCTTTAGGTACTTCAATACCGTAAGTTGTAAACGCTTTGTCTTGGGTTGGGTTTTCCACTATCCACGCTTCAAGAATGTACGCGGGTACTTCTTTTTCTGGATTGTGTTCTAGGTTAAAAACGTTTCGGTTCTGCAAGTCGCGCATAAACTTAACGTGTATTTGTTCGATTGTGTCCGTTTCAAATTGTACATAGTAGTCGCCTTCTTCGTCGTCCTTACGGTAAATTTCCATAGGGATCATTGCGGGCGCCGTTACTCTATACTTTAACTCGTCGGCAAAGAAATGCTTTGTAACGTTTGAAAAAGCTAGGCCTTTTACTTTTATGGCTGGGTTTGAAGTGAACGCAATTTGTTCTATACCTAAATTCTCGCCGTCGGAATATTCCGGGTCGATTGTAATTTTGTAAATGGGTAAGTCGTTAACCATAACAATATTAAAAAAGTGCTATATTTGTTCAAAAAATTATAGCTATGGTAACCATTTTAAACAAAGAAATTCCTAACGAATTAAACGAGTTGACTATTCAGCAATTCGAAGACATTACAGAAATTCACGCAAACCCAAAACTAGACCACGTAGAAAAACACCTAGAGGTATTTAAGTATATGGGTGTACCAGAGGAAATAGAAGACGTAGACTTCGAAACATTTAAAGACTACATACAATTATTTAATACGGCAAAAGCCCCCGAAGGTATCTTATTAAAAAGGTTTGAGGCGGACGGGTATACATACCAAGCCTACGACGAGGAATGGAAGTTAAGCGCCAAAGAAACAAAGCTAATTGAAAAGATACTAAACAATAAACACAAAGGGTATATAAGCGAAGTGTTAGCGGTCTTGTTCAAACGTACGGACCTAACTAAAAACGAACACTACACCGACGCTCATGTAAAATTAAAGTCCAAAATTATTCGTGAACTAGCAGCCGAGGTTGCCGTACCTTACCTAGTTGCCGTAGCCGAAACAATTAACAAACAAGTTCAAAGCTTAAATGAACCTACCGAATAGTTGGCACGAGGTTAAGCTATACCAGTTTAAGGAACTACGCGCACTTAAAGAATCTAGCGGGTTCTTTAACACACAACTAGAAACACTAGCTATTTTAGCGGACGTAAGTACGGACGAAATAGAGGAATTAACGCTAGAGGAAATAAGCGACTTATTTAGGTCGGTCAAGTGGGTGCTACATGAGCCTAAAAAGGGCTTGTTTAACGAACTTTCGATAGGTAAGGAAACTTACCACTTACAACCTTTTAAGAAACTAACGCTAGACGAGTTTATAGACCTTGAATATTTCCTACAAAATGATTATCTAGTACATATTTCTCATATTGTTTCCGTGTTTTGGCGGCGTATAGACCATGACAAGTGGCAAAATATACAATTTGAGCCGTATATATTTAGCCCGTTTGAGCGCCACGTACTATTTGACGACGTAGAAATAACAAAAGTCTACGGTATCTTAAATGAATACCTTAAATATCGGGAAAGTTTTATGCAAAAATACACGGCTTTGTTCAATTCAGACGACGAACCAGACGACGAAAAGCTAGACCCTAAAGACTTTGATAGCATAGCCGAATATAAAGACGAACTAAAGGCCCAAGAACAAAGTAAAAAGGCCCGCAAATGGGGGTGGGAAAGTTTAATATACGACCTATGCGAGGGGGACTTTACAAAGATAAAGGCAGTCGGTGAACTGCCCCTAATTTTAGTCTTTAATATGTTAGCAATGCGTAAAGAACTAGGCTTAAACGAAACCTCTAAATTTTAAAGCCGCGCTAAAGTCGCCGTCTATTGGCGCAAACGAATAAACAATACTACGCTTGTCGCCTAGAATCCTAGCTACTTGTAAAATAGGGTAGCGTTTTGTCATCCATTCGGTATACTGCGCGTATATTTCCGCCGTAATACCTTGGGCGTTTAGTCGGTCGGTAAGCTTTGCGCAAAGGTCAAAGGGTAACATATTTACAGTACCGTTGTTTAGAAACCCAAAATAATACATAGCGTTTATTTGTATTTCTAATTCGCCTAGCGCTGGTATTTGTGCGTTAATACGTATACTATCGTAAAGAGACCCGGTATCTATAAGGGCTTCCTCGGCAATAATATTACGCAAAGTTCTTGCGATCTTATTACGGGTTTTGTATAGTACGTTGAATACGCCGTTATTCTTGTACGCCATCTCCTAAAAATTGTGGTTCGTATGGAAACTCCTCAGTAACACTATGTCCAGCAAATGCGTGCTTTGGGTTCTTTGGTTCTACAAGGTTAACCCCGAAGTCGTAAATCTCAGTTGACATAACGTCGTAGTGATATCCGTCTGCGTAGATAGGTTCGGTAATTACTTCCATACCTTCCATTACTGGAGGGGTCAATAGGATGCGACCGATTTCGACCACAGCAGCTACTCCGCTTCCGTATGCTTCGTGTTTTTCTCCATCCATTCCATCGACTTCGATTAGTATTCCTTTTGCATAAAGGTCGGCAACTGCTGCCGCTTTGTCTGTGTAAGATAGTTTAAAGATATTTTCCATAGTTATAAAGTTGTGAGCGAGGCGAGTTGGGCGTTAGTTAAGCGAGTTTTCCAAAGGGCGGCTGCTTTTACTCCGTCATTGTATGGCAGTGAACCAGCGATATAAGAACCTAAATTTATTCTACTCATTGCTGGCACATTTCCGCTTGTATCGGTATTTATTAAAACACCATCAACATAAAAAACAAAATCATTTTGCTTGTATGCTACAGCTAATTTATGTACTCCATTTGGTAAAATTGTAGCCATAGAAAAACTCGCAGACATAACACCACCAGCTTCAATATAATACTCTGCGATACCACCCACTCGATTTATGAAAATCATATTGCTTGAAGTACCATCGCTTAAGGTAATAAATAAATTATTGGCATCATATCCGCTTTGTACATTTGCTTCAACAAACAAAGTTCCCTCAGTTTGTCCTATAAGCGAACTAATACCAGTCTTTGATATAACGTCTGCGTTGCGTGTTACACTTGCTGAGGTTGTAGGTATGTATGAAGTAGGGTAGCTTCCAGCTTCGGCTTGGAATCCATAAACAAAGAAACCTTTTGAAGGGTCGCCAGCAGCACCACCATTTGCGTCTTGTAAACGAACATAGTGCGTTCCAGCAGTTGGAATAGTACCACTTACAGAAACAAGAAACCAACCATTGCCAAAGTCCTCAATTTTTGACCCTATGGCAGTAGCACCGCTATCCCCAACCGCAGCGGTTATTGTTCCATTCGATAGGTTGAAAGTTGCACCTACTGAGCTAAAAGGTGCGCCATTTAAACCATATAAAATGTTTCCGCTTGTTCGGCCATTCGCCTTAACAAAAAACGAAACAGAATAAGGAGTTGTCGTTGTTGCTACACTAAAAGTTTTTTGTATTAAGTGAAGTGTGCTTGTATCTTCTAAAACTCTCGCAGCGTTTGTAGTTCCGTCTGGCGAAGTTGTGTTGTTGTCAGTTGCTGAATACCCTACATTGACTGTTGAATTTACTGCACTATTGCTTTGAAGAGCGAGGTTCGTCCTCTGCGGTTCTACTAACAAACTTGGACAAGTTCCGTTTGAGTAGTCAAGTCTTGGGATGTTAAGTCTTGTTTCCGTTTTTTGGTAGGGTTTAGCGGTTGAGCCTTCGACAAGTTGTGCGCCGAACCAATCATTGTAAACATTTGGAGTATTTGTATTTCCAAAGCGACCACGTAAACTAACTACTGCAGAAGTAATAGGAACGCTGCAATAAATTCTATACCACCCATTTCCTAAAGAGGTAAAGCCACTTGTTGTAATTGCTCCAGATGTTGCAATTGTTTCAGTTGCAAAAGTAAATGTCATTAAACTAACATCTCCGCCAATACCTACGTGAACTGGCTTAATAGTTGCTGCGGTGTCAGTACCTTTTTTTACATAAACACTCCAAGTGTAAACGCTATTTGTGATGCCAATAGACTGCTCAAAATAAACATCTGTTGCAGTCGCTCCGTTAGTTATTCTTTTTGCGTTGCTTGTTCCATTTGGGTCTGTTTGATTAGACGTAATTGAACATTGATTAAATGTGTAATTAGGTGTTAACGCTTCACTATATGTCAACAAATTATAAGGCACTAACTCCACCAACCCCGCAGAGTTAACTCGTGTTGCGGTGGTCGCTCTTACGACTGACATATCGCCCGAACCATCCGACGGAATAACGGAATATAATTTGCCCTCCTTATATCCGTTTGGTGTTACAATTAAAGAGGCAGTATCTAATAGGCTCATATATCAAATGAATTTAAAGTAATTTCTAAACAAGTTTCGGCCTCAAATACCCCGCCATCGGTGGCTATCCTATCCATAAATATTTCTATAAGGTCTGCGTTTTTTTGTATTTCTAACGCTAGGGCTTGAATCCAC